ACCAGTTGTTCGACGCCGCGCCCGACTTGGTGCGTGGCTTCGGTGGACGCCTCTCTGATGTTTCTTGGCAGTTCGGTGATCGGGCTAATCGCTTTTTCCGCTGGCGACATCGCCTGCCGCCGCGCGAGACCATGATCATCCACTGCTGCGGGCTTCAATCCGATCTTCGCGTTGAATTCCTCGACCGGCATGTCGGAGTAGAATTTCTTGTGCAGCGCGCCCGCAAGATCGGCGTCCGACATATCGTCATACTGTGGATATTTTTGTCGGACCTCTGCCATCGTCGGCATCTAGCGCAACCCCAACGGATCGGGCTTCTCCGTCGCAGCGGGCTGCGTGCCGGGCTTCTCGCTAAAGTCGCCCTTGGCCTTGGCGCGTGCGATCTCGCGGATTTTGTCCAAGCTTCTTTTGGCGGTTTGCATGCTGTCGTCGAATTGCTTCTGCGTCTGCGCCATTCCCGCCGCGACAAACGCTGCGATCATGGTTTTCTGCTCAAAGTCGGACACCGAGCCGAGACCCGCCCCCTTTAGCGAAGCCATGGTTTGCGCCATCGCTTCGCCAGAGAGCCGCTTGACCTGTTCGCGGAAATCTCCGATGTCGGTGCCCGCCACCATCCACTCCGGAATTTGCGAGCCCCTGCCGAGCGCCATGCTCTTACCGGGATGGTTGATGATCTTGTCGAGGGTTTCGTCGGTCGCATCGAGGTTGCGAACGATGTCGGGCAATGCGACCTTCGCCGCCCCCGTAGCCTTGCCGACTGCCGCGCCTTCGGCCTTTTGCTGCGCGAGTTGACCGGGGCCGAGAATTGTTTGCCCTTGCGGTACCTTCACCTCGACAGGCGTGCCGTTGGCGCTCAATTGCCAAGCATGGACGGTGCCGTCCGTGTCTTGCGTGAAGGTTGGCGTTCCTAACCCAAGGCGTTGCTTCGCCGGGTCCGGTATCTCGCCGCCGAGTGCCACCCATCGCCGAATTTCCGGATCGTCGATGTTGAGTTCGCCATCCTTGACCGCCTGCAACCGCTGCTCGCGCGTGGCGTATTTTTGCTGTTGGTCGAATGTGATCTGCGCGCGCCTTTCGGCCTGCTGCTGGATGATCGAAGGCGGCTTTTCACCCGTGGCCCTGTAAATCGTATAGGCCGGATCATCAGGATTGACCCCGGCCTCGACCAGCTTTTTGCGTCGGCCCTCCGGACTATCTTCCTCGAAAGTTTCCGCAGCGCGCTTTTCCTGCGCTGCGCGGATCGCCTGCTGCTGTTGCCAGTTGCTCTGCGCCAGCGCGTTGGCGGCGTCCTCGCGCTGCCTTGCAATCGACTTGTCCTGCATGCTCAAGCCGAGTTGCGCCAGCGGCAGCACGCCCGAGCCTGTCAATATCTGCGCATTGGCTTCCGGGTCCAATCCCAATGATGCAAGCGCTTCCTGTTGCCGCGCCTGCTCCTGCGCCTTCTGATAGACGTTGCCGAGATTGGCGAGCGGCGTGAAATCCGCACCAGCACTGTAGGCTTGCGGCGTCGGAAATGAGATCGGGTTGACCATCAGCGTAGCCCTGCGTTGAAGCGCCGTTCATAGTCGGCGACCGACGTTCCGAATTGATCCGTGGCATTGGGATTGCTCATGCCGCCCTCACCGGCAAACCACGCCCGCGCCGCACCTCCGGGGCCGTACTTCTGCACATAGCTGCCGAAGCGATGCTGGAAAACGGCATCCTGCGCGTTCTGGTCGGCGAGAAATTCCTGCGGCGTCATCGAACGGCCGAGGGCTGCGCGCGTCCACTCCGGAATGTTCGATCCCATCACCTGATACTTGCCATAGGCGCGGTCGCCGGTTTTGGTCACCGGCCCCAACAGGTCGTAGCGCCCGCCGCTTTCGATGTTGGAGATCGCGTTGCCATAGGCATCGGTACCCAAGCTCGATGTCGGCAATGACGAAGGCGACGACACGCCATATTGCCGCCCGAGGCTCGCCAACTCGCCCGTTGGTCCTTCCTCCGGTTTTTGCAAGGTCTGGCCGAGCCGCGCCAGCGGCGAAAAATCAACCGGCGTCGGCGCGGCGACGGGGGCGTAACTGATCGGGGCAATCGCCATCACGCAAGCCCATACGTCTCACGCCAGCCCGCGCCCGGCCCGTAGTCCGACGCGTTGAGGCCAGCGAGCGGTTGCGCCGCCGTCCCGCCATAGCTGCCGCCCAGCGCGTTGCCAAGGCCCGCGCCGAGCATCGAGCCGCCGCCAATGTTCGGTATTCCCATCGCCAGCGTCGCCAGCGACAGCCCGGCCCCCAACAGGTTCTTGGCCCCCGATGCCTCGCCTGCGGCTTGCAGATTGTTGGCGTTGACGTTGCCGCTGAGCACGTTGCCCGCCACACCGGTCTGATCGCTGGCGTAGCCCTTGGCGAGATTGGCTAGATTAGTGTAGCCGCCCGCCTGCCCTGCCGCCGCGCCTGTGGTTGCCGTCAGCGCATTCTGATTGATGCCCGAGAGCCCGGCCATCCATGGCGCATACTGTGTCTGGTAGAGGTTGTTCTGGCCGAAGGTTTGCAGGTCTTGCAGCGTGTTGCCGGACAGCGACATGCCCATATTGGCGCGGGCCCGGTTGACCGCTTCCTCGCCCGCGCGCTCCGAGAGATCGTAGCCCGGCGTGGTGACAAATTGCGACTGCGCCGCGCGCGCCGCATCGGGACCATTGACGCCGAGTGCGCCGAGATAGAGGTCGGTGCCCCTGCCGTACTTGCTAGCGAGATCGGACAGCGGCTGGTAAGCGCCAATCGCTTGGTTGAGATCGGCAGTGCCGGTGTCATAGCCGGTTTTGAGAAAGTCCTGTGCTTGGGTGCCGTACTGCGACGTGAGCGCGCGGTTCTTGTCGGCGGCTTCACGTTCGGCACCGCCGCCGAAAAGTGTGTCAAAAAAGCCAGCCATCAGTTTGCTCCGGGTGTGAATTTCTTGGTGGTCTGGTTCCAGATCAAAACCTGTCCGGTCGTCATCGCGTTGAAGTCGACTTCGGAAAACAGGTTCGCGAACGCGGTCAGTTGTTGCAGCTTCTCGTACCAGACCGGGTCGACACCGGAGACGGTGTCCACCTCGACCTCTTGCGCGGGCAGCACGATCCGCGTCATCGCAGTTTATCCACTTGCATGTCGGCTCCCATGAACGCGAACGACAGCGGCGCGCTTTCCCGCAAGCGCCAGCGCACGCCTTGGTTTTGCGCCTGTCCCCAGATGCCTGCGCGCACCCGCTGATCGGTCAGCGATTGCCTGCCGATCTTGACCACGCGCGGCATCGACCACGTCTGCCCGCCGTCCCTTGAGATCGAGATCGAAATATCCGGATCGGTTTCGAGCGGGTCGGCCCCGGTCGCGCGCCCCACCCCCTTGGTCAGATAGAGTTCGATGCCGTTGATGCGGATTTTTTGCGGGAACGCACCCAAGGGTCCGGTGTCGATCTGGATCAGCAAGGGATCGCCGAATTCGGTGCGGGTCAGGCCGTCGATCACGGCGAGGTTGCCGCTTTTCCTGTCGCCGCAAATCCACAACCCGAAGGCGGCAACCGGAAACAACCCGCGCCAGTATTGTTGAAGGTGCGACTTGCGCTCATGCCACGTCTGCAAGGTGGTGTCGTATTCCCAACACCACAAAGGCCCCTGCACCGTCACCACGCCGTGGCCCTGACTGACATAGACCGACAGGTAAATTTTTGTCTTGTCGGGTTCGGCTTCGATCAACAGGTCGAGATCGGGCACCGAGATCGGCGTTGGCGTGTAGCCCGACAGCGTCGAAACCTTCATGTCGTCGCCGACAAAGAAAATCCCCTTGCCGAAACCATCGTCATGACCGGCAATGGCGTAAGGTCCGACAATGCCGCGCGCAATGGTCGAGACGTAGTTGAATGGATAGGCGCTAGTATTGAGGCCGCCCCATACTTCCATCGAATTCGAGCCGCACAACAGGATTTGGCCGCCGAGCGGGATGGCGCGGTAGAGCGTGTCCGGCTTGCTTTCGGCGGTGGCAAAGTTGGTCGCGGTGATGTTGGTCGAGTTGACATCGGACGAG